TATTTAAGCGCACCACGTACAGGGACAACCCAAGGGTTCCGGATAAGGTGGTAAGGGAAATAGAGGCGTTAAAAGATGTTGACGAACAGCTTTACAGGGTTTACGCCTTGGGGTTAACGGGGGTCATTCAGGGGCTTATCTTTCCAAATGTTGAATATATCGATACATTCCCGGGCAATGCAAGGAAACGGGCGTTTGGCCTGGATTGGGGGTATTCAAACGATCCGACTACATTAATCGAATTTGGGCAAATATCTGAAGGTAGTTGTTTTGACGAATGGTTGTTTGAAACAGGATTAACCAATGAAATGATCCATGAACGGTTTTTGGCCTTGGGTGTTCGGAAAACGGATGAAATTATTGCAGATTCAGCGGAGCCGAAAAGCATAGACTATTTGAAAGATAAAGGTTGGAACATTTGGCCTGCCGTAAAGGGGGCAGATAGCGTAAAGTTTGGAATCGATACAATCAAAAAATCAAAAATATTCATAACAAAGCGCAGCGTAAATTTTGCCAAAGAACAACGGAACTACCGTTGGAAAATAGATTCAAACGGCAAAATCCTGAATATTCCAATTGATGCTTTTAATCATTGTTGGGACGCCGCCCGGTATGTTGCAACATGGAAGCTAACCGGGTCACGGCTTCCGGAAATGATGTAATTTCAAAAAAATGTATATTTGCATTGGCTTACCCGCCGCGGGAGGGGCTAAAAAGTTCCGGTATTGACGCAAAAAAACGTTGTAACCATGACGCCGGAACAAGGATTTAAAACGCTCGTTGAGCTTATCAGGACAGGCAAACGCCACAAGTACCACAAAAAGACGGTTGAACGGCATGAAACATGCGAAACGCTTTTAGGCAATAGCGAAGCCCAGGAGGAAGTTTTGCGGGATTTCAACGCCCGGGAAGATCAGGCGCAAATAGACGCCCGGGTAAGGCTTACCAATTCCATTTCCCGGGCAGCCCTGGAACCGGTTTTATCCTATTTCCAGGAAGTAAAAAGGGCGGACGGCATTAAAGGGGCGGTTGAATCAGACGGCACCACAAAGGCCAAGATCGAAAATCATTACTCCAATTTCTACGCCGGGCGTAGCCTATTGGATTACTGTTTTGATCGGGCGTTATTTGCTTCAGAACTTGACCCGAATTGTTGGACCGTGTTTGAAGCCCTGTTTGCCACGGCGGCCAACAACGCTACATCGATAACCGATATTTACCCGGTTGAAATTGAAAGCGAAGACGTGGTTGATTATAGCCATGATAAAACCGGAACGCTTCAATATCTTGCCTTTAACCTTTCAAGAACTCTTTTGTATAAGGATAAGGCAACCGGTAAAAAAGTCGATGACTTTTACCTGTACGGGATTGGGTTTATTATTCACGCCGCCCAGGTTGACCCCGGGTTGATGGATGACAGGAATTACGACGGATATAACGACCTGGAAATCGATGCAAAAGGCAATTTCAAAATTCGCATCTTCAAAAACGGAACAACTGAAGTTCCGGCCGTCCGTTGGTCTGCATACCCGGACAAACTTTGCAACAACAAAATAGGGGAATCTCTTTTTGAGGCTTCAATTCCTATTTTGCGGGATCTTATCCGGGATAAGTCGTTTTTTGATGTTCAAAAGGTGCTGCATATCCGCCCTGAAAAAATCCAGTACGTGAAGCCCTGCCGCCACAGGGATGAAATAAGCGGCGATTATTGCGAAAGGGGGTATTACGCCGGGGATCATAACCGCATGTGTTTGGAGTGCGGCGGAACTGGCAAATTAACCACGTCCGGGGAACAAGATATGATAACAATGGCTTGGCCTGACCGTGCGGAGGAAATTATAGACCTTGCCAAGATTACGCACTATGTTGACCGGCCAACTGAAATACTAGCTATTTACCGCGAAGAAATCAATTTGGCTTCAACACTGATATTCCTTACAACATTCAACCAACAAGGGGTTGAAGTTGAAAGCCTGACCAGCGTAAAGACTGCAACCCAAAGCCGGATTGAATACGACAAAATTAACAACAAGCTACACCCATTTGCCCGACTTGTGGAAACGGCTTGGGAAACGGCTTGGCGGGTTGCTTTCCAGTATTACGGCCAGACGCCAAAGGTGGTAAATATGTCGTTCCCCCTGGATTTCAAATTGAAGGACATAAACACCCTGATTGCAGAACGAGAAGCGGCCAAAAACGCGGGATTGCCTTATGACATTATTGCTGGAATCGATGCCGATATTTTGAAAAAGCAATACCGGAATGCGCCGGAAATGATATTGGAGGCGCAAGCCTTTGAGCGGTGGAAGCCTTGGCGGTCAAAGGATGCGGCGGAAGTTGCAATGATCTTGGACGGGCGCGATAAATCAGACCCGGCCCGCCTGCTATACGAAAATTGGGACCTGGTTGTTGAAACCATCAAACAGACCCGCGAAGATGGAATGCAGGCCCCATTTTTTACCGTCGCGCCAATGGAGCAATTACGGCTATTGTACGAAACGGCAAAGGCGTTAAGTGAAACAATCGTTTTCACCTCTTCCGCTCCAATCATGGACCCGCTATTGATGGACCCTTTCAACGCTCCTGCAAATGGGCTACAATGATATAAAACGGGGCCGGGAACGATTTGCCGAAACGGCCGGGGATGCTTTTTCTTCAGGCGTTCGGCGGCTTCAGTTCAATATGTACCGGGTAATTGATGACATTTTATCCGGGTTGATCGTTGACAAAGCCGGGCGGTTGGTGTTTGGCCTGGATAACATCCGCAAAGGCAACCAAGTGGGTTATAATTTAACCGCATTTTGGCGGTCAGAAAAACGGGGTTTCCTTTCTTGGGTGGTCGGCTCCCTAAAAAAGTTGTTCGGGCTCAATACGGACTATTTCCGGGAAATTGTGCCGGTTACGGAAACGGTTGAAAAATCGGTTTTGCGCCGCTTGCTTGCAGTGTATGGATACGACAACGAAAAGGGGGAATTGATCCCGGGCGGATGGTTTGAACAGTTGGCCCCATCGGATCAAATCGGGCGGGATATTGCCGGGCGCATCAACCAAGCTATTGCGGCAAAGATGCCCTTAAATGAGTTCCGGCGACGTTTCCGGACGGATTTCATCAACCCCGGGGGCCTTGGATACCTTGAACGGTATTACGGCCGGTTCAGCCATGATCTTTTCCAGCAATTCGACAGGGGGGTACAATTGGCATACGCTGAAAGCCTGGGCCTTTCCAATGCAATCTATTCAGGTACGGCAATGAAAGATACCCGCCGTTTTTGCATTAGGCGGCTGAATAAGGTTTACAACCTTCAGGAAATAAATTCATGGAATGGGCAGACATGGAAAGGCAAGAACCCTAACATTGATGTAAAACTAGCTTGCGGTGGCTACAACTGCCGACATCATTTTTCATGGGTAACAGATGAATTGGCCGGGGTTTTGGCAGAACGGCAAGGCGGAATAAATAAATACAATCCATGAATCTAACCGGATTTACATATCATATTACTGTTGATGCGGTGGAAACTGAACTTTTCCCGTACTTCCCCCCGGATGCCGTAACCCTTGAATTTGAAGATTCCCCGGATGAAACGTTTGGTTTTTACCGGAAAATCCTGCAAACCCCGCTGAACTTTAAAGGGGCTTCATACGACTTTTTGCTTGCCATTGAAGATGCAGCGGATTGTGGTATTTACGATTTCGTAATTCGATACAATGGGGTTGATAAATTCCCGGGGATCATTCGGTATTGCACCGACGCAATGCAATGGGATAAATCAAAATGTAAGGTGTCGGTTCGGGTAGATGTTTCAGACGCTTATACATGCCTTTTGGATGCCTGGGAGGAAGAAATAAACATACTTGCGGGAACGCTCAAAAAAACGGTCGGATATATTACGGGGGAATTAGCTTACACATCCTGCCAAGAATTTAGATCGGTTGGTGATCCTGATTTTGACGATGTGGAGGATTTGATTTCAGATTGCATTTCAGGGCAAAATGGTTGGACGGCTTACCAGCATATTGTAGACGATCCAGGAAGCGGACCGGTTTTGCGTTGGACAACTTACTACGTCCGGGAAGAATACACGGCGGCCTGTTCAGGGGGATCGCCTATCCCTCCCCCGGGTGATGGATGGATTCTGGGGGATGACAACTGCCCCACGGATGCCCTATACGTAAGGGCATTGACGCAAGGCGAACAAAGCCCAATTACAGGCGGAACATACGAATATGCGGTACAATGGGCAATTGCGGGGGTTAGCGATGACCCTATTTCAATTGATAACGGGGTCTTGCTGGAAGATGTGGCGGATGATTTTAACCCCTGTTCGGGTAGCATTGTTTCCGACTTTTTTACCATCAATCCAGATGCCAGCTACCCGGCAAATGATCCATATACTGAAGCCTTGGCAAATCTTTCAAGCGTTCTAATTTTCCAAAAATCCGACGTAAAACGGCCCGACGTTTCCGGGAATGCAACAAACGGAAAATGGACCTATAAGGATTTTTTAACCGCCCTGAAGATGCAATTTAACGTTGAACCCCGAATCATTGCCGGGGATCTTCGGCTAGAGCATGTATCTTACTGGGAGCAAAGCGTAAATGGGTTGGATTTGACGGCCGGGGCATATGCTGAACGGATTGAAGGACTACACGCTTACACGTATGTTAATATTGCCGCGAATAAGTTTGAACATTGGCAGTTCATGGACCGG